GGATCAAGGTTTTAGACCTAAAGTTGCTATGCCGTTTTATGAGGGTAAAACATTCCTAAAGAAAGGTAATCTAGTATTTGAATATACTGATGAAGAAATAAGTGAGTTAGCAAAGTGTGCTACTGACATTGTCCATTTCGCTGAAACGTATGCAGTTGTAATGACTGATAATGGTATTCAACAAGTAAAGCTTAGAGAATATCAAAAGACAATGTTGAGAAACTTTCAAGAAGAAAGATTCAATATTGTATTAGCATCACGTCAAATGGGTAAAACGGTTACTGCATCTATATTTAATGCATGGTACTTGATATTTAATACAGATAAGAATACATTACTACTTGCCAATAAATCAGATTCAACAAAAGAAATTATAGATAAGGCGAAAGTTGTAGTTGAGAACGTTCCGTTCTTTATGAAACCAGGTATCGTTAAATATGATGTGATGAATGTTAAGTGTGATAACGGTTGTAGATTAGTAGGACAAGCTACCACAGCGAAAGCAGGTATTGGTTTTACAATTCATAATCTATATCTTGATGAGTTTGCACATATTCACCCAACGATTGTGGATGCGTTCTATGAGAATGTTTATCCAACGTTATCAGCATCTAAGGTATCTCGTATTACAATAACATCAACACCTAACGGATTTAATAAATTCTATCAAATATATGCGGCAGCAGATAGAGGCGAAAACGAATATAAGCCAATGCGAATTGACTGGTGGGAACATCCAGATAGAGATGATGCATGGTATGAAAGAGAACTTGGAAATTTAGGTTCTATAGAAGCATTTAATAGACAGTACGGAAATGAATTCGTTTCATCTTCTAATCTATTATTAGATCCTATTGATTTAAAGAAAATGCGAAAGCGAGTACAGAAATATGTACACCATGATTTTGAAATATTTGATGACACAGGAATAGATACAAACGGATTCTTATTATTTGATCCAACATTTGATATAGAATCAGTACAGGATAGGCAAAACTTCTGGGTATTTTCAGTAGATATTGCAGAAGGAAACGGAGGAGATCATTCAGTTATTAATATTTTTGAATTAATACCAATGACGCCCGGTGAAATAGAAGCACAATTGAATCCAGGAGCAATGTATGATTTCTTTAAATTAAATCAAGTAGGTATATTCAGATCAAACGAACATATTATTGAAGATTTCGCTAAAGTACTTTATATTTTAGGATGCGATATCTTTTATAATGAGAATGTCAAGATGATCGTAGAATACAATACATATGGTTCTATATTATTCCAATACTTAAGATCTGTATTCCCACAAAGAAATGATTTCGATGATGATATGGTAGTTAAGTTCAGACATAGGCATGATTCTAAGACTCTAAAACATGGTCTTAAAATTAAATCAGATAATAAAGCAATCTTTTGTCAGAATTTCTCAAAACTTTACAAAATAAATAGGATAAATATAACAGATGAAACGACTATAAATGAAGCAAGCCTTTTTGGTGGTTTACCAAGAGGTGGATATGGAGCTCAAATGGGAAATGACGATGCAGTCATGACAGTTATAAGTTCTACTGAGTTTTTTAACACAACTGATTATGCAGATTGCGTGGAAGAACTTCTAGATTTTATAGATCCAGACATTCACGATAAGATGGAGATGGTACTATATAAAGATAATAAATCTGATGGAGATTTACAATATGACATATATGACCTAATCTAAATAAATTTCGAAATAAGAATAGATATATAATAAAAGTAAAAAAACAAAAAAAGAAAAATTATGGCATTAAGTCCCCAATTACTACAGTTCAAGAGCTCGGGCGTATATCGCTTAGAGTTTGACAAATCACAAACGGTAAACATTCCCGCAGAAACTATTAGATTAGTTGTAGGATCCTCTAAAAAAGGTCCTTATAACACTCCGGTATTTATTGAAAACATTGAGCAATTTACTCAAGTATTCGGTGGTATCGACAAATCTTTAGAGAAAAAAGGAATGTATTTCCACAGATCATGTATCGAAACTCTTTCAAGAGGACCGATCTTGGCTTTAAATTTAACAATAGCAGATATAGCAGACAAAATTGCATTAGTATCGCCAGCGACTAATTCTTCACAAGAAGGATTATCAGCTACAGCATTACCAGTTCAATACAGTAGCATATTCGATACTGATAAATTTTGGGTACCATCTGATATAAAAACATTACAAGCAGCAAGTAATACATCTGAATCATCTAACAACGCAATCACATTCGCAAACATCAAACAAGAACCTATTACAGTTATTATAAGACAAGCTGCTAATACTTCAGGTTTTGAAATGACAGCAAGAGAATGGTATGGTGAAGGAAACGTACCAGAAGGTATTGAAGATTTAGATTACGTATCTGATTACATGGTAGACGTATTTGTATTTAAAGGATCTTTCGATGCTGAATTATTACAAAATGACCCAACATATGGTGATTTCTTTACTGCAAAAGGTTTAGAAAGATCTAAATTAGCAAGCTTCACTGCTTTAAGAGAAGTTAGTTTAGTAGCACAATATTCTGGTTCAGTTATTCCTGAATTTCAAGATCAAGAAGGTCGTCAATTATACATTGAGACTTTAATTAACTTAGAAGCAAGAAGAACAGGTTTATTCTGTGCAATCAATGAAGAAGCATTAGGATCTGTTGATTTTGTTGGTAATGACTTTGACATCTATCAAGATTACAAGGTATTATCACATAGAGTTGAACAAGATGCAACACCTACTGCTATTCCAACTAATAAAATAACAGAAGTTTCTGCAAATGAAGTAGTTTTAAAAGCTACAACAGTTGGAGATTTACTAACAGCAGGTATTAGTGACAACGGATATTTAAGAGCAGCAGTTGCAGGAGAATTTACAAAGATTTCTTCAATTGCTCAAGATGTAGCAGATGTTAGAATTACAACAGAAGCACACATTAAGCCAAATGTATATGAAGAATTTGCAGATCTTACTGCAGGTGAATTTAATTCAGGAGCAGCAGTAACTGTTGTTGGCGGAGAAATACACATTGCAAGTCCTGCAGGTAACGGACTTAACGCAGGTGTATTCAGCGCAGCAAATGGTGTTGTACTAGGTAACTTTTTATTAGCATCGAATGGATTAGATCATGTATCAATTTCATCAATAAACTTAGAACACCCAACCGCTAGTGGAAATGTTATACAAATTGTACCTGCAAGTGGAGGAGCATTCAGTTCAACATATGCAGCACCATCAGCATCATCAATTACAGCAAAAGCAAGAACAGCTAGTACAAGCTTTGAATTTACTACAATTGCACCAAATACTAGAGCAGTAATATTACCTACACAATTAAGCGGTTATGGTTTCATACATGAATCTGGATCACCGATATTTAAATTATCTTCTCTAGTAGCAAATGATACATTTGATTGGAAGACAGTTAAAGTAGGAATGTATGTGCCAGCTAAAGACGGTAAATTGGCTAGAATTAAAAGAATTATTAAGACAATATCAGACGATACGCTTTCTAATATTTATGAATTCCAATGTCATAGACAACTTGTTGAAAGACCAGCATATACACTTAAGAGATATGAGGAAAGTACAACAACTTATACAATGTTCCCATTAGCGGCAGCTACTCAATCTCCAAAATCAATTCCTCAATTGTTAACACAATTGAAGCCAGGTACTGGTTTATCTAATACGTTAATTGACAAAGATGCAATAACATTCAGATATGTAGTTGATACATTCGGTTCTTTATCAGCAGGCGGTGGCATTATTAATAAAGAAGAAATTACTCAATTATGTAAAGAAAGACAAAATGCTTCTGCAATTCTTAACGCACCGATGGTGAAAGAATTTAAAGCAGCAACCAACCCTTCTTTTAAAGATTCTTTAGGAGTATTTGATACAAGATTAGTAGCAACAGGAGGAAACTTAGAACTTAACCCTACAGCAATCTATACATTACCAAGTCTTAATGAAGGTGCAAACTTCGGTTTCTACTATTCACCAGGACTTAATGTCTTAGAAAACGGTAGAACTAAAGTAATTCCACCAGCAGCATACGTATCTAACAACTATATCGACAAATATTTAGACGCATTACCATGGTCTATCATTGCAGGACCAAGAAGAGGTGTTGTAGGTGGTACAGGTGTACAAGGTTTAGAATTTGCATTTGATAAAAATGATAGAGATAACTTAGAGCCATTTGGTATTAACCCAATCGTATTCGAAAGAGGAGTTGGTTTAACTATTAAAGGTAATAAAACTGCACAACAATCAATTCAATCAGCATTATCTTCTGCTCACGTAAGAGAAGCGATGATCTATATTGAAGATGGTTTAGCAGAAATCTTGAAAAACTATTTATTCGAGTTCAATAACGCTCAAACTAGATTAGAGATTAAGACTTTAGCAGATTCATTTATGGAATCAGTTAAGAAAGACGGAGGTGTATACGACTATAGAAACATCATGGATGGATCTAACAACACAAACGATGTAATTGATCACAACATGGGTATTTTAGATACTTTTGTTGAGCCAGTTAAAGGTCTTGAAATCTTAGTATCGAGAGTAACTATCTTGAATACCGGAGAAATCGCAACCGGGAACTTTGCATAACAAAATAAGATATATAAAATAAACACATACAAATTATGGCATTACCACACTATTCAGAAGATCAAACACAAAAGAAAGGGAAGAACTTCGAACCAGTACAAGCTAACCTTTTTGAGGTAACTATTTTACCTCCAGACGGTGTTGCTGGACAAGAATTATTATTACAACATGTAAATACTATTTCAGGTCTTGCGGCTTTACATAAAGATGTTGCGCCTATCACACAAAAGTATAAACAAGCTACTAGATCATTCGCTGGTACAGTAGACGATACTTCGATAGATGTAACTATTAACTTTTCGTTGAACTTAAACGATTCTAACCAAGCGTATTTATACAAAACATTACGTCAATGGTACAGAGCACAATATAATCCAGAAACTGGTGAAATGGGCTTGAAGAAGAATTACGTAGGAACAATTGTAATCGTTCAATTTAACAGAGAAGGTGATATTTTTAGAAAAATCACTTTAGATGACTGTTTCATTATTTCAGGACTTTCATTTACTGACTCGCTAGATTATTCATCAGGTGACGTGCAAACATTAGAGATCCAATGGAGATCTGATGTATATGCAGAAGAAGTAAACTAAATTAAACTTAATAAGAAGGCTTCGCAGGAAACCTTCTTATTTTTTGTAAAATAAATATAATATATTATTAACATACCAAAATATTATGAATAACCACAAATTAACAAAAAAACTTCAAGTTCTTCTTAGCGAGATTGAAGTGGCCGCAGTTAATCGATGTATTTTAAATGATGCGTTGGAAGCTGAAAACCGGCCAGTTTCTGTAAGCGCATGGATACGGGACTTAATAAAAAGAGAATTAAGTGTCAAAGCCGTCGAACAGACATCTTTTATTAAAAATAAGCTAAAAAATCTAAATAAACAATAACATGAGCGAAAAAGTAAACAAAAACGAAGAAGCTGCAAAAGCGATGTTAGAAGCCAAGGATCAAATTAACACTAAGGCAACTGATAATCAAGCAACTGAAACTGTCGCAGCAGAGATGCTAGAGACAGTAGAATCTAAAGGATTGGGTAAAGTCAACATGGATAACTTTGGAAAAGCAACACCGGAAAGGTCTGCTGACCAGTTTCTAGGATGGATGATGCTTGATCAAGATACTCTACCATCAAGGGGTAAATTCTATCCACAAGATACTGTGATTAAAATCAGATCTGCGAGAGCTGCTGAAATTAGACACTTTTCTACAATGGACGAGAACAACTACATTGATATGGAAGAGAAATTAAATCACATTGTAGAAATGTGTACTCAGATCACTGTAAACGATAAGAGATCATCTTATAAGGATATTTTAGAAGAAGATAGAATTGTAATTCTATTGACTATTAGAGATCTTACCTTTCCAGAACCAGAGAATAAATTAATTCTTAAAGGTAAAACTGAACATAGTAAACAATCAGTAGATATCGAACTAGCAACAAAATATTTAGTTGCCACTGTAGTCCCTACTGAAATAGAAGCTTACTATAGTTCTAAAGAAAGAACATACGTTATTAAAACTAGATCAGCAGGTGAAGTTAAGATGCGTCCACCGTCAATTGGTGTAATGCAAGAAATAACTAAGTATTTAAAGGACAGACAGGAAAAAGAAGTAGAATTTGATAAAGCATTTATACAGATATTACCGTATATTACGCCAGATTGGAGACAACTTAATTTACCTAGAATTTTCAATTTAGAAGTTGACTATAAAGCATGGAACGAAAAGAAATTCATGGTTATCTATAGATTAGCAGAAAAAATGAAAATTGGAGTTGAAACAACACTTGAAATGGAATTCGATGGGGAGATCGCAAAAGCCCCTCTTGACTTCCCAGGTGGCATCAAAAGTCTTTTCATTATTTCAGATCTCGCTGGAGAATTACTTTAAGACTAAGTTCTATCTGGGTATACATCTCAGAATGCAACCGTCAGAGATCGAAAATATGTACTACTACGAGTTTTGGTATTATTTAAAGAATCTTTCGGAATACATTAAAGAGAAGAATAATCAGAACAAGGATCAGGAAGAACAGTCGGCGCAGCAACAGAGCGATATGAGCTCTAAGTACAAAACGCCTTCGATGCCTAAGATCCCACAGATGAAAGCACCTTCAATGAAGATGCCCAAATTCTAAAGATATATAAAGAGTACATAGACAAACGCTACATTAGTAGCGTTTGTTTTATACTAAAAAAGATATACACATAAATTGGCAGCACTAATACCAGCATTTTTAACAAACGCATTCGAAAGAATGGGTGAAGATCAGAAATCAATGAAACAGGTAGCAGTTAACACGAAACAGACTGCAGCTTCTGTATCTGTTGGTGGAGACCTGTATAAAAAAATGGACGAGCTAGTCAAGGCTTTAGGCAATGACAAAAGTGCTAAGGGCGGCAAAGTTTCCATTAAAGAAGCAATAGTACTTAGACTTACTGCAGGTGCATTAAAACCCATCGGACTTGGTTTAGGTATAATCATTGATGCATTAGAAAGAGCGCCTGAAGGGAAAGAGCTTGCATTAAAAATGAAAGCATTGACAGATGGTCTTTTATCACTTAGTGCAGTTGGATGGTCAATATTAAAGTTTTCAGTATCAATGATGATGGCAATGCCATTCCTGATGATCGGAATAATGACGGTACCATTAATTAAATTAATGATAGATGGCCTGATGTGGGCTACTAAGAAACTAAACAAGAAATCACTAAAAAATATTGCAGCATTGGGCGATGTTGGTAAGGCTTTATTATTATTATCCGTAAGTTTAGTATTAGTAGCACTTATAGCACCTTTTGCAATGAAGGGTTTATTAGTAGGTGGAGCTATATTATTAGGCTTTGGATTATTAATGATGGTACTTGCAAAAATGAAACTAGATCCAAAGGGCATAAAGAAATTTGGAGATGCATTGAAAGGATTAGCGCTCGGCTTATTAGTAATTAGTTTAACACTAGTATTAATAGGGTTTGTTGCATCATATGTTTTAGAAGGATTAGCAACAGCATTATTGGTTTTATTAACAATAGGTGGAGCATTCTGGCTATTAGATAAGATGCAAGTTGATAAATCAATGAGGAAAACTGGTAGAGCACTTATGTATGCAGCCGGCGCAATCTTATCGGTATCTATAGCATTAGTATTATCTCACCTTATATTAGCAAGCACTGGTTTTGAAGAAGTAGCCAAAGTTATGGCAATAGTTGCTGGAATCGCAGTGGTATTTGGTATAATTGGAATCGCAGGTAAATTTATTAAAAAAGGAGCTAATGCTCTTACATATGCAGCATTAGCAATATTCACACTTTCTATTGCTATTTGGTTCATGACAACTATTTTAGGAGACATGGATGCTAGCGATGTTATTACATCATTTAAAGTACTTGCAGTTGTTGCAGCCGTAGGAATAGTTTTCGCAATCGCAGGTTTAGCTGGTAAACAAATTAAAAAGGGTGCAATTGCTATGACTATAGCGGGCGCAGCCATGATAGTAATAGGAATTGGTGTGTTAATAATGGCAGCAGCCGTTAAAAACCTAGAGTGGAAACACATAGGTATGATGGGTGCAATTATTGGAGGTTTAGCATTAGTATTTGGAATAGCAGGAATAGGTCCAATACCATTAGCAATAGTATTAGGTTCTGCTGCAATGATAGTTGCAGGTGCAGCATTAATTGTCTTGGCAGTAGGTGTAAAAATCTTCATGATGGCTACTAAAAGTGCTACAGCTGAACAAATTGGTTTTATTGGTTTTATAATAGGAGCAATTGGTACATCAATGGCATTCGCAGGTTTAAAATCACCACTTATTATATTAGGTTCTGCTGCAATGATAATTGCAGGAGCAGCACTGATAGTAGTAGGAGCAGGTCTAGCAGTATTATCAATGTTACCAATGGGTAAATTATTTAGCGACAATGGTTTATTCGGTGATAGCGGTGCAGTAACGAAAGGATTTTTAGGAATAGGCGGAGGTCGAGCAATGACTAAATTAGAAGTTATGTTTGAGGCCATCGCTAATTCATTCTCATTAGGACCATTCCAGATAGCATCTATGTATGCATCAGCACCAGCATTAATAAAGGTTGGTAAGGCAATGACTGCTATTGGAAAAGGATTACAAGAATTCCAAAAAATTACAGATTCAGGCATAGATTTAGATACATTGCGTGGAAATGTAAAAGAAATCGTAACAACATTATCGGACGAGTTCGCTGCAGTAGATAAAAAATATCCAGGTGGAGCCGGAGGATTATTTAGTAGCGGATCACCAGTAGCTCGTGGTATTTCCTCAGTCCGCGGTATGGGATCAGCATTATCTGGAATAGCAAGAGGTATGCAAAATATGGCGAACTTGAAGTTCCCAACAAAATATGATAAAGATGGTAATCCAGTTGCATATGAAGCAATGGGCGGAGATGCTTCAGAAAAGGTTAGAAAAAACACAGTAATGATTGTATCTGCACTTGGTGGTGTATTTGGAATGTTAGGTAGTGGTTTTACAATAAAAGGACCTAACGGAGAAGATGTAGTAGTACCAGCAGGAGGAAGTAAAAGTTTATTCGAATCAGTTTTTGGTGGTGGTGCATCAAACCCAATAGCAGATGGTATTTCTTCTGTGATGGGTATGGGATCAGCTTTAACTGGAATAGCAATGGGCTTTCAAGCTATGGCAAATCTTAATTTCCCAGTAGCTTGGGATAAAGAAGGAAAGCCTACAAAATATGCTAAAATTTCAGATCTTTCTGCAAACGCACAAAGAGTTGCAGATAATACTAAATTAATAGTAACATCATTAAGCGCAACCTTTGCAGAAGTAGGTGAAGGTAAAACTTCTAAATGGTATCAAGGTCCTACTCTTTTCGAAAAAGGAGTTAAAGTAGTTAATGCTTTAGGATTACCGCTTAAGAATTTAGCAGAAGGTGTTCAAAATATGGCAAATTTAAAATTTGCTACAGGATATAATGCAAAGGGTGAAGCAACTGGATGGATGCAACTGAGCGATTTCAAACCGGGAGAATTAAAAAAGAAAATAGGTACTAATACTCAATTATTAATTGAAGCACTAACAGATACATTTGTAGCAATTGGTGGTGGTAAATCTAAAACTTCTAAATGGTGGCAGGGTAGTACAAAATTCGAAAAAGGAGCTAAAATAATTACAGCATTAGCAAAACCATATAAAAGTTTAACAGATACAATTAAACCTATAATGGAATTTTTAATTAAACCATTCGATGGTCCAGAACTAAAAGATAGAATCATACACATTGTTTCAGCAATGTCAGACGCATATTATTTTTCAGGTGGTAAAACTGCATTTCATCACGGCGCAGGTCGTGTTAAAATAGCAGGTGAAACTATAAAACACTTATACAAAACCATTAAGGATTCAATAAATCAATTAACATCACTTGAAACAGAAAAATTAAGCAAGACTATAACTAATTTAACGGCAGTATTTTCTATAGTTGGATTATATGATAAATTCTATTGGGGTACAGCTAGAACAAAGAAAGCTGGTGAAATCATAAAAGAATTCTTCGAAAATGTTAAAGAAGCAGTTCCTGCAATGGAACAATGGAAAACTGAAACTATTGGCCAAAAAATAATAGATTTGACAGAGGCATTTACTCAAATTGGAGGATCAAATGACCCTGCAGTTTTAGCCGCAGCATCGGCATTAGCAACAACGATAGGACAAACATATATTAAAATGTCTGAATCATTCCCAATTATTGCAGAAAGCATTAACGGATTAGATAATAACAAAGCACATACATTTACGGGTCTATTATTTGGACATCATGATGAGAAGGCGCCAGCAGCTAGTTACGATGCAGCAACAAGAATGCAATTAGCATTATCAACAACATATGGTTCAGCTGGAGATAACTTCCCTAAAATTCAAGGAGCTATTAATTCATTAGATCTTACTAAATTAACAGAAAGTAGAAAAATGTTTGAAGCACTTGCAGTTTTATCAAATGGTGGATCTCCAGGTGATATATTAGCTGCAATGGGTACATCCCTTGAAGACGCACTTGAAAATTTAGCAACAATGTTAGAAGAATTCAAAGAAACAGTTAAAGATAATGGTGAACAAGATAGAGGTATTCTTTCAAAAGTAGGTGATTCAATCATAGAAGTCAAAAATACGATCTTCGGTCAAGGTAATAAAACCCAAGCAAAAGAAGCTGCTCCTGTTAAATTGCCATCAAAAATGACAGTGACATTAGATCAATCATCAATAGATGCTCTAAAAGAGAATGGTTTCGGCGGCGGAAATTCATAAACTTGAAACAAAATAAGATGTTATTGTATAATGTTTAAATACACGCTATATGATAACATCAACAACATCACAATATGATAGCTCGACTCTTACGTCAGCTTCGTATAACTACAAACACAAAACTTTAACAGTCCATTTCAATCATGCTTCATATCTTTATAAAGAAGTAGAAGCTGCTGATTTTGAAAAATTCAATTCTGCAGATTCTCAGGGTAAAGCTCTTAATGAGTTTATCAAAGGTAAATATGAGTTTGAAAAAGTAAATGACGATACTGACACATTTGATGCAAACTCAACTGGCAGAAGTGCAGACAACTATGAATATTCAATCAAAACCATTAAATAAACAAACATGGAACACCTAGAACACTTAGCAGCATTCACATGCGGATCATTATTAGTATTAGCAGCATTTGCTGTAGTATATGTAATTAGATCAATTATGAAAATTAAAGTATTAACTAACGAACTTGATCTATTCAAATTAGACTTTGAAGATATACATGACGATTTATTAGATAGAATACAAGCAGCAGATCTTAGAATTGATCAAGAGATTGATCGTACAGATGATATTGCTGATAAGCAACGAGATCTATTAAGCGAAGCAGTAGATCAGATAACAATGCACTTTGAAAATGTAGAAGAACAAATCGATAACTGCAGATCTAAAAAGAAGAAATAAAGACATCCCTGAAAAAGAAGAATTAAGCACCTAATAAATACGGTGCTTTTTTTTGAAACAAAGCGAAACCTTATTTGTATAATAACTAAATTAACACATCATGAATAGAGAATCAATCATAGAAAGACTATTAAATCAAGGCCATATAACAATTAAATGGGCTGATATTATTCTTAATAAGAAAGAGAGATGCATTGAAAGAATTACAGAGCTGCACACTGATGGTAATATAAATACAAACGAAGCAGTACTATTACTTAATGAGAATGTAATAGTTCCAATCATCACAATACCAGATTTCTCATGTCCGCCACCAAACATGCCATATATTCCATATCCACCAGGAACAGGAACTCCACCAAACATATGGTGTCAAACGACAACTGACGGTACTACACCACCAGATAATTATCCAATTAATGAAAAAGAGTAAAGATTCCCGTGAAGATTATGATCCAGGAGATCGCAAACGCAAACTTCATTTAAAAAAGAAGAAGCAGCGATTAGACGATATCTATTTTAAAATTAATAGACTTAGTGACCTAGATGACCTTGACGAATTTGAAGATGAGTAACATGAAAGAAAATGATTTTATTTACAAGTACATTGAAAGCATTTTAGATGTACCAGGCGACATAGGTTCTGGTATCAATGGTTGTATACCAAAGACCGCGTATAGTAGAGCATGTAAGATCTTAGAAGCCAATGGAGCACCAAGGCCACGCATAGTACATGTGATAGAAGACCCAGAAGTAGAAACTACATATATTGTAGAAAATGGCGGATGATATGATCTTTTGGGATGAAATGTGGAATCAGCCATCGCCAGATAAAAAAACAAAATCACCATCAACTGCATCAAAATGTTGCGGAGATTGGGATGAATTAGGAATTTGTAATTGTAAAAAACATGAAGATAAAAACTAAAAACACAAAGTGGAATTTTAACTTTTCACTACCAACTATTTTATTTGCACTACCAACCGCAGTAATAGGACATCACATACATGGAAGTATTTTCTGGTCAATAATGGACTTTATATTTTGGCCATTTGTTTGGATCAAATGGTTCATATATCATGAAGTATCAATTAGTATAATTAAAGAAACTTTTAGTTGGTTCTTTGTATAAGACTATATGCAACTAACGTACACTATATTAAACGAAGAATATTTAAATTGGTCATCTGAAAATGGTGACGGAAGAAATTCAACTGATTTGAGGTTTGGACAATACTTATGGTCAGTATACAATAACATGTCATCATTTGTTGATGTGTTTCATTTTGAATCATGCGAAAGAACATATTCATCTTTACTAAAAGACCTTTATAAACTAGAACAATAATGGGATTACTACAAAAAGTATCTTGGAAAACAAGAAAATGGAATTTACAAATAAATCTATTAGACATTTATTTACACGATGGCGATGGGTGCTGGGGATTTAATCTTCTACAAATTAGAAAGAATTATATTGTCAGTTGCTTGTTGGCATTTGAATGCAGATTACCAAACGGAACAAATGTTAAGAGATTTACCGTAGATAATTTTGACATATTATTCTTAGGAAAACCCAGTAGAACATGGATGGAGAATATGCACGAATCAGAATTATGGGGACATAAGAAAACAAAAAGCGAAACGATTCTATATAAAATCCTACATTTTATATTTTAACTTAAACAATTATAAACTAGACCATATAAACAATATGAAATTAATACTAGTAGGAAAAGCAGCATCTGGAAAAGATTATTTAAAGCAGAAATTAGAAAAGAAAGGATTTACGGTCGGCGTAAGTCATACTAGTAGAAAGGCAAGGCCTAACGAAGTAGATGGTACCGATTATCATTTTGTAACTAAAGAACAATTTAAAGCAAAAATAGAAGCAAATGATTTTATTGAGTATATGGAATTTAATGGTTGGTTTTATGGCCAAACTGAAACTGATTTCAATGAAGCTGACGTAATGATCATGAGTAAAGATGGTTTAGATATGTTACCTGAAGAATACAGAGCTCAATGTGCAGTTATCTATTTAGATGTAGATAGAATGACTAGAATTGAAAGACTAAACTACAGGGCTGATGTAAACGATACGATACAAAGACGAATGGAAACTGACGAAGCACAATTTAAAGATTTCGAAGACTTCGACATTAGAATAAAAAACGGAGATTTTTAACAAAGATAAATAATAAACAATAACAAATAAATTAACTATGAGTACAAAATTAACAAAACGCCAATCAGAATTAGCAGTAGAAATAGATGCTATGCAAACTGAAGCTTCAGAAAAAAGATTCGACATTAAATTTGACAATGTGAAATCTATTAAAACTTTACAAGAACACCTTAACAAAGGATATACTTGGAAAACACAAAATGCTGCAGTAGTTGTATCATTATTTGATCAATTCAAGGCACAATCTAAAATGATAACATCTGATAAGGATGCAATCGTTTCTTTAAGAGGACATGAATTGAATGCACTTTATCAAGCATTACTTAATGTTGAAGGAACAGGAATTGAAAGCGCACGTAGATTTATCACAATGTTAACACAAGTTGGTGAATCAGTAGGTGTAGCAATGCAAGAATTGAGCACAATGAATACGACACTTAATGCATTACACACAGAGCTATCAGAAGTTGATGCTCAATTAGATGCTATGAAGTCTGTTGAGACAGTATCGCCTGAATTAGAAACAGAACCAAATGAATCGAGCAAATAAGAGTCAAAAACGTATTGAGTTTCTTGATCTCATATCAGAGTCAATAACACACAATGACATATTTGGCACCATTGATTATAAACACAAGAATGAGGATCAGATAAAGCAATTTATCTACCCTCATCTTGTCGAATCATTGACTCAGTATGTGGTAGAAAACGATGGCAAAGAAAAACAGGTCGCCAAAGAGTACGTTAAAAAGAATCTGAAATGGGAAGGTAATGTAAATACAACAGTACATCATATTTTATTTATGGGTACACAAAACCGACCTGACATGATTGTAGAAATGAATGGACTTAAGGTTGCCATTGAATTCAAAAGAGGACAATCAGGTAGCGATCTTAGATCCGGTGTTGGTCAATCTATGATATACTCTACACATTATGATTTTGTTCTATATCTTTTTGTAGACACTTCAGATGATAGTAGAATTAAAAACGCTCAAGGTGGAGTAAATGAAACTGAATTCGTTTCTCTATTATGGGATCAATATAACATTAAATTTATAGTAGCATAATATATGAAAATATTTGTAACATCTAACATGCAATTGGGAAGACCATCTGCCATTAAAAAATATAAAAGACCATATACAGATGTCGATGAAATGACAGAGGATCTTATTTTAAAATGGAATACAGTTGTAAAACAAGAAGATACAGTATATCATCTTGGTAATTTTGCTCATGATCCAAAAACTGCGCAAGATAGTATTACAAGATTAAATGGTAATATCAAATTCATAGAAGGTGATTTCGATTCGGCAATTGCATTATTAGACGAAAAGAAAATGTTATCGCCTAGATGTTCAATTATTAATCGTGTAAATTTCATCAGTGATATCAATTGTGCATTTTCATATTGGCCCATGGCTGCTTGGCCCAAAAAGTCTAGTAAATCATGGTCTATTATAGGATATCCTGACAAAAAGCACAAATCAAATCCAAAGACAAGAATTATTAATGTTTCCACTGACTTATGGGGAAATGTTCCACAAGAACTCGAAAAACTAATAGGTATATTTTCTGATTTTTAATATTAAACAAGTTACTCTATGCAAATAAATTTAAACCCAGCCGAAGAACAGGTAATCAAAGATGCACTGAGTTCGTATTCAGAAGAGCTGGTAGGACGTGGGGAGCAATACAACACAATCGTTAACATTCTTAATAAGATTAATCAGTCTGGTTTAGTGCAGCTCCAGAGGACTCCAAATGTGTTCCTGTACAAAGAATATTTGTTCTCTTTTAAAGAAGGTGGTTGGAATACAGTATGGGCTAAAACCAGACGAGGCGCTATAAAAACGGCAATCGAAAAGTTTGAAGATGTTGATGATCTAAATCCACAAATAGATTCATTACAAATAGCAACCAAAGAATCTATGATTTCGGCGAATTCTTTATTTCACGAATCACATTGAAAGATTGGTACGTCTATATAGTTAAATGTTCAGATGGTTCTTTATATACAGGAATCACAGTTGACAAAACTCGTAGAATAATAGAACACAACGGATCTAATAAAGGTGCAAAGTATACAAGATCAAGGCGA